CTAACCTACCTTATATAAATATACAATTATAATAGAAAACTAATCCAACATTTCTAAACCAAGCACTCTATTACAAATATGGAGCCTGGTTAAAAATTTGAACTCCCCAACCAAATCGGGTCGTTCTTGAACTAGTTTGTCCCACATCTTTTTAAACAAAAAGAAGTGGGCTGGCGAAAAACAATAATTTGTCATTTGTGATAACAAAGATTGGGCTATGTCTTTCTCAGCGACCATCGCTAGCATGTAGATATGTTTAGTAAACCGAACCGGTTTAGTCTGAACAACTCCATCGACGAGGTGGAAAGTGCTTGAGAAAAACTCAGCATTTTCCATCCCATTTAGCTGGCGAAAATCTTTAACATCAATCCCCATGTTTCTCAATATAGAGAAATATTCTTCTAGATTGAAATCATTTGGAAAATTGTTAAGGACATCGTCCCCTCCAGCCGCGAAATTAAATTCGCTACTAGTCATTTGGTCATATGTAAGGCCCATACGAAAACACGCTAAAACATGTAGGGCCAATTGTGAAAATGTATTAAACACTATGGTTAAAAACCATCCTGATTTCATGATACCATCAAAATTGGTATGGTACTCAGTGCCGTCACTTGTAACGTAAACACTTTGTACAAAAACTTCATATATGGAATTCCATACATCAGCATCAAACTTATCTCTCCTTTCTTTATTCCAAGAAATGGGTTAATCAACAAGACCTAATAACACTCTGGTTACCATGGTAACTATCCATAAGAATAAATTAAAATCCCAATTGGATTTGTCTGATTCCACCACCCTTTTACCAGTAAAGTGCCTCCACATATGGGTGGATGCACCTGGAACTAAAGGATTATAAGCGTACTTAATTGGACTCTTCTTCCAATTATCTACGCATGATTTCGATAAGTTTTTAAAGATACAGGCATGTTTCAAAAGCTTATGTCCAGGAAAACTAACTATAATTCTCCCCATGTCTTTATCAACTTTAGCAGATTTAGTTGGTTCCAATTTTAAGAAAATTCTCTTCTTGAAAGAATTCCCCCATTCTTTAACAACTATATCAACCAAGCCTTGTTCCCCGTATTGCTGGAGAACTTGTCCATTTAACGGTAAGTTCTCTTGAGCATAAGGAAGGCCTGAACTCTTATTCAACTTAAAAATTGTTGTATTGATTATATTGACAATCTCATCACGACTGTCATAGTCAACATCTGGAGTCCAACGGTTAGCCACACACATATTTATCATGTGGTCAACGCAGACATCCATCTCTTGATCATTAGGTA